GTTAAGTTTAAGAAAATGGAAGAGAAGGAAAAGAGAAAGGCGGCAAGGAGAATGCGTAAACTTTCATAGTAATAGAAAGGAGGAATATAAAATGTCATTAAAAGATTTTAAAGAAAGAAGAAAGGAAAGTGCAGCTTTTAAGAAGATTGTAGCTAAGCAGACACTTCAAGTTAGAAGAAAAGCTTTTGCAGACGAAGCTTTAGTACAAGCTAAGAAGAAAGGAAAAGAACTTGCAATAGCTAAGGCAAACAAACCTAGCTTTGGAAAGAAATTAGCTATGATTGGAACTAACGCAAGTGCTAATTTAGCAAAGAAAGTTTTAACTCCTCCTAAAAGAGCAGCACCTACTAGAACAGTTGTAAGAAGAGCAGTTGTAAAAAGAAAAGTAACTAGAAGACCAATAGCTAGAAAAAGGTATGTAGCTAAAAGGACAGTTATTAGACGACCAATACAAAAGATTGTTAGAGAAAAAAGTGCACAAGAAGCTCATTTTGATCCTTTCAGTCAGTCTATTTCAACAGGGTATTAGTAATCGTAACAGCGTAACACACAAACAATCATTTAAATAATAGTTTTTACTAGAATACTTACAACTTAATACTGTATATAGGTATAAAGGGGGATAAATTATTTAAAATGGGTGTAGTAACTAGCACAATTTACGGTATCGGTGGTTTAATAATCGGTACAATTGTAATTTTAGTAGTTTTACAAACATTAAATAATGCAAGTCTTCTAGGAACAGCAACTTCTGAAGCAAATATTACTTCAGACTTAACAGCAAACTTCACAACAGGATTAGCTAACGTAGGGAATAAGATTCCAACGATTCTATTGATTGTTGCCGTAGTATTCCTTTTCGGTGCTTTGGTTCTTCTTATTAGAAATGCAAATTTAATGGGCGTAGGTGGATCAGGTGGAGGATCACTTTAGTAAACTTAAATTATAGTTAGTCTTTGTTTTTGTTCTCTTGGGGAGGAGTTTTCTCCTCCTCATCTTTTTTTAAGAATTATTCTTGAACTTTAGTTCCATTGGAATTAAAATATATTACTTGTGCTTTAGCTTCAGGATTTAAAGGAAGTAATGTTAAAGAACCAATAGCTTGAACTTCATAGTTCTGTTCATATAGTTCTGCTGCAAACACTAAAGGATTATGAGTACACTCTTGTACTCGTCTGTCATAGAAGTAAAACATAATTGTAATTACACAAATAATTAATACTGCAATAATAAGTTTGTCAATCCACTTATTCTTTTTTGATTTCTGTTGGAGCATCATTCTCGGTTAAATCTCCTTCTGAATTTCCTAGCAAGTTTAGTATGTTTTCTAATACTAGAATCTGCCTCTCCTGTAGGTATAGCTTCTGTTGACGATAGTATGCTTCGTTGGTAAGCAACTGTAGCTCCTGCAGTTGAAGGTTCTGCCGTTGTAATAGCTCTAACTCTTCCTGGTGCTTCTGGGTTGTTTTCTCTGTTGTCATTTTGTTCCTCCTTTGTCCATTTATCTCTTAATTTTCTTAATTTGTAAGAGTCATAAACATTTAATACGAAATAAAATACACACAACAAAATTACTGCTAAAATTATTCCTGTTCCTCCTGCCATTTTAACGGATAATATTACTTCCTCCATTACAAACATTACTAAGGCTATTTAATATTTGGTTTGTGGATTCAATAACTGTTTTTGCAGACTCCATACCTAAGTTTATTGTTTCTGCTGTTGCTGATAGTTTAGAGACTAAAATTCCTATACCAATAATCATAATTAGTAAGAAAATACCATTCATCATAATAGTTCCATACTTTTCCATGAAGTTTTGTTTCTGGTAACGATCTTGTATATTCTTTCTTATGGCTACGTGCATATAACGCATGTCCCTATCTATGGGTTCTATGTCTAACATACCCATTTTAGCGTCTAAGTCACCGATTACTATGTTGTACCAGTAACCGTCTTGTCCTTTTGCGAACCAATAGGTATTCTTACCCATTTTCTTACCATAAGCGGTTCTAAACACCTTTAATTTCTTTAAAAAGAGTATTTCTTCACCACCATCACCAATTTTAACTAATCTGGCTCTGTCTCTTGCAACTAACTGGTAACCTTGACCGGAAATGTTCTCAAAAAGGATTATTTTCTTGTTAAACTTCTTTCTATCTAATAAAATGAATATAACTATTGCACCAATAACAAAAAATAAGAATATACTTAGAATTAGAACCCAATTAATACTACCTAAACCTAAACCACCACCTCCACCGAAAGAAGGCATTTCTGCACCTAAAATTTCCATTTATTATGCCTCTCCTTTTTAATAACCATATTGTAAATACCTCTCTTTCCGTTTCTCTTTATAATAAAAGAATGTCCAACCTGCTAAAGAATAACATATTATAACAAAGAATACTCCAGACAGACCCCAAGCAATAAATGCCGCTGCACCAATGAATGTATATACAATTAAAACTAAATCTAATAAAACCATGAACTTTAAAGATTTCTTGTCGTTAAACATGGATTGTCGTCCTCTTCTCTTCGTGTCCACAGGCACGACAGAATTTAAATATTTTAGTGTAGTAAGTATTTGTACTTCCACATACAGAACATTTCTTACGTTCTTTTAGATCTAATGGTTTCTCCATTATAAACACACACACTTTAACCTTTTAAACTTTTATGTTTAGTGTTTTAGTTCGGTTAGATTTGTATGGGAACTTCCTTCTCTCTTTAAGTTTCCATTTCTTTGTTTTCCTGATCTCTTGTTCTGTTGGAATCATTTTCATAAAAGTAAACTAATGTGCAACCTTTAACTTATTCTCCTTTGTAGAGTTTATTGTTTGATTGCACAAAAGTGTTGGATTATTTACTTTTTCTCTTTTGTTGTCTATCAATTCTATCTTTTATTGATTCTAACTTTTGTTTAGCTTTAACTTTACTTTTAACTATATCCAAACCACGAGGAGTATGATAACCATTATTCACATCATAAGTTTTTACATGGTATTCTGTTACATATTTCTGTGTTCTTAAATTAGTTTTAGAGCTTTTCCTTCCTTTGTATGTTCTTGTTTCAGGAAAGATAGCTATTGCTTTTGAACCCTTTATAACTCCAAAACCACCAACATATTTTTTATTTTTCCAAGCCATTGTTATTTCAATCCTCCCTTATGATTATATTTTATCATGCTTTTTAAAGGAAGTTAAAGTTTAAATATTTTTGTTTTTAGAAAGTGTTGGATTATCTTATTTTCTTAATTCAACACCTGTCTTTGGAACTGCAATCTTTTTACCACCAAAATTATATCTTCTAAAAGAAGTTGATGAATCAATAAGTACTGCACTTTTTGGTTTTTTTGGTTTTATTTCATAAGAACTCATGTTTCCAGATAAATATACTATTTTTCTTTTTTTCATTTTATTTCATTCCTCCCTTTTGATTGTTTTTAATCATGCTTTTTATACGTGTGTGAAGTTTAAATATTTTTGTTTTTATATTCATTTACAATCATCTCTGCATAAGCATCTATATAATAATCTTCTAAATCTTGTTCTTTACAATTTAGTACAACTTCTTCTGGAATCCAATAATCATATTTCATTTTAAAATTTAGAATCCATTATTTTATTTAGTAAACTATTAATTAATAATAAATCAAAACAAAGAGCCATTAATTGTGTTAATAACCAAAAGTTATTTGATTGTATAGTTTCAATTATCATTCTTTTTCCTCCTGTTTATGTTTTCTTTATATTTCATCTTCCACCCATTGCAATTATCTTTTCCATTACTCTTGGATTTGATAATTCTTTATTTAGGTCTCTATTAAAATCTTCAATCCATTCTTCAAAAGTTGGATTGAAGTACCTTCTTATTTTATTTATTAGATTCATCTTCCACCCATTGCCCTCCAAGCTTCATTAAAGACGTCCGTTATTAATCCCATCTTTCTTCCTTTGTGGGCTTTATCTTTAAGACCCCCCTGCAACCCTTGCATACACTTCCACCATAATAAACCGTTTCAAATTTAGAACCACACTTTACACAAACTCTTGAATAAGTATGTGTTTTCTTTATTACATTTTTCTTTATTTTATCTTTTCTTCTTTTCCTGGGTTTTGAATCCCTTCCACGCTTTCCAACTCCTATGGCTCTCTTTAATCCTTCTTTAGTTCTTTCACTAATAATGTTTCTTTCATATTCTGCGAAAGCTCCCATAATCTGTAGTTGTAGTTTGCCTGTTGAAGTACTGGTATCTATATTTTGAGTTATGGAAATAAAATCTACTTTTTTCCTATTAAATTCATCAAATAAAGAAAGAAGATGTTGGAGACTTCTTCCTATTCTATCCAATCTTGTTACTATTATTCCTTTAAATTTCATACTCCTCATATCTTCTAACATCTGATTAAATTCTTTCCTAGAAGTTGAAGAACCACTAATTATATCTTTATACACTTTAAAGACTCCCAAATTATTTCTTCTACAATACTCTAAACATATATCTTCCTGCTTGTCTGCGTGTTGTTCTTCTGTAGAAACTCTACAATATATTGCTACTTTCATTGTAAAAAATTTACTCCTCTTTCTCTATAAATACTTGCAACCATTTTCATATTATTTGCTTTCCTTCTTTGTCCAGCAACAATATATTTACAGATTGTTTTATGTCTAGCAATACTCTCCTTTAATCTCAAAATAATATCTTTATCTTGTTCTTCATTTAATAATTCTTGTTTTAATCTTTCTCTCTTTAATTCTATAGCTCTTCTATTTTCTGCCATTTTCCATATTTTTTCTTAACTTTTCTCTCTCTTTCAAGTTATCTTCTTTAATCTTCTTACTTGTTTTTAACAAACAGTTAGGACAAGTTACAAACATTCTCTCAGATTTAGTTTCCCACTCGTATTCACATTTATTGCATTTCATATAATATTAACCTCCTTTAGTCTTTTTTTAATGTTGTATTTTGTTAATGGTTCATCATGTTTTATTCTAACAAGAGTAATATTCTTCTTTATACATCTTTTGTTTTTCTCCCTATCTCTCTTTATCAATGCATCAAAATCTGATTTAAAGACCTCCTCACACACTTTTCTATCAAAGTGTTGTTCTCCATCATATTCAACTCCTAATCTTAACTCTGGTAGATTAAAGTCCAATTCTAAGCCGTTTAGAGTTCTACGATCGTGTCTTTTAATATAGTTGTTTGGAAATAGTTCTTTTAATATTTCATATACTTTTTGTTCTGATTTCAAAACTCTTCCTTTAGCCAATTTTATTCTCCTATTACTCCCTTTAACCTTTTTTTCCTTACCAACAAAGAAATTTCCTATAATCTTATATGGAACATTCTTTCTTAGTTCTCCATCTCTAAAAACCATTTCATGTGTCCCATAACCTTCTTCTTCCCATTTATCTCTAGCCATTAAGGGAATTTTAAATCTACCACTATCTTTCCAAAAGTGTCTTTTATGTTTAGAAACTTCATGGGAATAAATTATGTCCTTCTTAACAAAACCATGAAAAGTCCATTTCTTATAAGAAGTGTATTCTCTTTTCTCTACTTTTAGTAATAAGAAGAATAATATTTTCTTTATCTTCTCAGCAAGTTCCATTTTGATATTATCAGTAATTAAATCTTCTATAATTTGTCCTGTTAATCTTAAATTCTTCCAAGTACTTCCAGCTTTAATTGTCTCTTCTTCCTTTAGAGAATAATCTTTTAAAAATATTCCATCCATGAAAAGTAAAGAAATTGGTTTTACATTAAAATTACCTGTAATCTTATTTCTAATAATCCACATACTTGTTGCTTTTATTGCTTTTCTCTCTAAACCATGTTCATTTAATTCTTTCATTTCACTTAAAAATATTCCTCCACAATTAATTGCTGTGGCTTCCTTCCTATCAATAAACCATTTTGGAATTTCAATAAAGATATTATCTGTGGGAATTAAAAGTTCTCTAGGCTTTTGGTTATTCATTAAATTAAAATCTATTTTATTTATATCTGCTTCAAAGATTATTATTTTTCTTTTATCAACATCTAATATCTTTCTTGATGGTACCCATGACTCCTTTCTTAATTCATTACAATAGGACTTTATCTGTTTAAAGAAATCATTCATATTAGATTCTGGAAGATCTCTATAATTTATATCTGACATATAAATCATAACCACCACCACTACTTAAATCTTTATGTCTCCCTCCAAGCTTCAAAGTCAATCTCAATAGTCTTTTTAATATAATCAATTGTGGTTATGGATCTATGTAATACATTACCATGTCCGTCTAGTTTCTCATTTATTTTAATACTCATGTCTGGTTTCATCTTTTTTCTTTCTTCCATTATAATATAGTCTCCTCCTCCCCCTCATCCTCATCATCATCCATCTCTTCACTAAGATGATTAATATTATGCTTCCCTAGTTCCCCTTCCCGAGTAACAGCCGTATCTTTCGGCATTTTATAGACTGAAAGGTAGCGTTTTCCAGTTCTTTCCGAGACGCCAAACCCATCTGCAATTCTTTTTATTGTAACATCACCTAATTTAGTATACAAATCACCAAATAATTTAATCCTTAGTTCGATTTCCATCTGTTTCCAGTTCTCTGGAGCGTCATCATCTGCATCATGTTCCATATCATAGTACTTACGTGCTTTATACTTCTTTATGTTATCATCTAAGTCTGGAAAGAACGTATATGAGCTAGAAAACATACCAGAGAAGTCCTCTCTTTGCACATCATAGTTCCATTCCTTCTTACCCTTCAAATATAACTTCTTTTTTGAGTTAGCACCATAGAAATCAAATGTTCCACGTCTAAAATCGTCATAAAACTTAACATTAATTAAACAATGTGACCTAGCAAGTGCATAGAACTTACTTAGCTCAAAAAAGGATGGCGTTATTAGAATTAATATTTGATTTTGCTGTCTACACTTTCTAAAGTATCTCTTTAACTTCAATGTTGTGTCCTTCATAGCGTGTTCTTTAAGGTCATCACTTTCATCTAGCAAAACAACAGAAAGTTTTGGTAATTTAAATGAAGTTACTGAAAGATCACCTCCTTTGAATACAACATTGTCTGAAGTGAAAGAATTATTTAAATTATGAAGTTCATTTATCTTGTTTGTTAGATAAGCACCAACTTGTGTTCCAATTGTTGTCTTTCCATTACCCACCATATCATTTCCAGAGATTAATATTAAGAAATGCATATCATCTATTATTCTTTTAGCAAAAATATCTAAATTTTCAGCTAAGGTTCCATCAATATATGCTCCGTCTGTCTTTTGGTCTTTGAAACTTCCTTTAGGAAATAATTTCTCTGCATATTTCATTTTAATTAATCACAGCAGAGCTTGGAGATTTCTTACTTGGATTTCCGAATCCATGTTTGTCCATCTGCTTCTCCAATTTTAATCTAAAGAAGAATAATTTATCATTTATCTTATCCCAGTTAATAACATTAAACTTTATTTCTTTCTTTTTACCACCATACCTATCTACAGATTGACAAGAATTAAAAACCGGTTCATGTCTAATTGAAATTGAAATTTCATTTCTCATTTCTATTATTTCTTCTATTTCTGAATTAGTTAACTTAGAACTTATGGTAGAAAATACAGAACAAAGATCTCTAAAGATTACTTCATAGTTATTACATCTAAAATCTTCGTCAAAAAGTAAGGGGTTTATAGAAAGTCTATCAATTCTTAAAAATAATTCATGTAATCTCATTTGAGAATAACCAGCTTGATTAAAACTTACTTCACCCCTATTCACCTCATCGTAATTCATTTTTTAAGTATTCCTAAAAAACCTCCACCACTTCTTCTATTATTTTGTTGAGGAGAAATTAACTCAGTAGTATTCATTGTCTTTCTTAAACTTCTTCTTTCTCCTCCATTCAAAGCTCGGAGATATGCACTATGAATTACATCCTGAACAGATCTAATTAAACCTTCAAAAGATTTTAACTTATCCTTAAATAAAATTTCTTTCATCTTCTGTCTTTCATAATCTATATTTAACTGTGATATTAATTTATTTCTAACTGCTACTTCATCGGATTTATTTCCACTAAACTCTATGTTAAACATAATATTCTTAACTTGATTATTTATTTTATATTTTAATGCTTCTTGTATTTCTTCCGAAGTTGGAAATTTAAATACTAATTCATATTTCATAAATATTTCATCATTCAGCGAATTAGAAATATCTGACATCTTACTTAAGATAGTTGGTTCATCATAATTAGAAAGTAATGTATTCTTATTAAGATACATCTTAATTCTTTTCATAATTAAATTAACCCCATACTCAGATAATAAAATTTCTCCTGGATCTATTGGATCCACCCATGCTTCTTCACCTTTATCATTAATACCTATAACTCTACTTCTTAATAAGTTTTCAATCATTTCTATTTCTTCTCTTAAACTTAACTGACTTTCAATCATAGAAATTTGGGTTTCTTGAATATAATTATTTCTTTGCATGGCTTCTATTGAAGCTGATTGAATATTATTATTCCTTGCTGCATTTAAATAATCCTGTTCGTCATTATTCATACTTTTTAAAGTAGAATAACTATTTTAAACTTTTATGTTTTGTGTGTGTGTTGTGTAATTTTAAAATGGTTAAGAAAATATATAAACAAGTTGTTATTCTAGTTAAAATGAACGAACGAATGAAAAAAGTGAAGTATTTTTTGAGGTTAAAAAAAATGGTTCACGTTATGACAACTAAAGGAAATTTCTATAATGGTATTATTAAGTCAATAGACGAAGACGAAGATTTATTTATAATTAAGGATCGTATGCTTGGAGACTTACCAGTTTACTTCACAGAAGTTTCAATCATAGAACCTTTTAGATTGAGGAGGTATGGTGAATGATTAAATATAAACTCTCTCCAACTTCTGTTGAAACTATTAAACTTAGAAAACCTAAAAAGTGGAAAGAGATTATAGACTATGCAGAAGATAAATTAAAAGAAGTTAATGCTAACACTAAAAAGGCAGGAGTAACTGGAAAGATTACTGTGGGAGAATTAACTCTTGGTTTAGAGATAGATAGTTATGAAGAAGAAGATATTGTTGAGTTAAGGAAAGTGCTTCTAACTATTTATGAAAAGATTAAAGAGAATCTTAAAGAGTACATAGATCTAAGAGACGAACATTATGATATAATTGCTACTTGGATTATAGGAACTTACATCCATGAGAACTTTAGCACTTACCCATACTTATATTTGAATGCAATGAGGGGTTCTGGAAAGACTAGACTTCTAGGATTAATTGCTGCAATGAGTAGAAATGGAAAAATACTATTATCTCCAACAGAATCAGTTATGTTTAGAATTTCAAAAGAAACAACTCTTTGTTTAGATGAACTTGAAGGTATAATGAAGAAAGAAAATGCAGGACTTAGAGAGATTCTAAATGCTTGTTATAAAAGAGGTTCAACAGTTACAAGAATGAAGCAACAAAAGACACCAGAAGGTACAGAATACCTTCCAGAAGAGTTCGAACCATACAAACCAATCTGTATTGCAAACATCTGGGGAATGGAAGAAGTACTGGGAGACAGGTGCATTCCTGTAATTTTAGAGAAATCTGACAGAAAAGATGTAATGAGATTAATTGAAGATTTTGACAACAAACCTTCAATAATTATGGTGAAGACATTATTGTGCGAACTTTTAGTGCAGTTGTGTAGTTTTATTAGTGTAGATGGGGGGGTATATAAATGGAATTATTGGGTAAAACAGAAATATACTACACCCTATACACATACTACATATAATACTCTAACTACACAAACAACACAAGTGATTCCAGACGAAGTACTAAAACAAAGTGACATAGATTTCTTTGAAAAGATAGATTCTGCTGGAATAATTGGTAGAAATCTAGAACTCTTCTTTCCATTAATAACAATAGCTTCTTTCTTAGGAGAAGATAACTTAAACCGAGTAATTGAAGTTGCAAAGCAGTTAAATTTAGAGAAAACTAGAGAAGAAATGACTGAATCTAAAGACGTTTCTTTAATTGATTACATTTCTAGGTCTCCAGACAGTTGGAACTTTAAATCTGTAAAGTTAATAACAGATGGCTTTAGGGCATTTGTTGGTAATATTGAAGAAGCAGATGACAAATGGTTGAATGAAAAGTGGGTTGGTAGAGCTTTGAAACGTTTAAACTTAGTTGTAGATAAGAGAAGAATGAGTTGTGGTGTTGAAGTAACTGTAAATAAAGCTAAAGCATTAGAGAAAATGCAAAGGTTTGGAACGGGAGAGGAGAAGAAATGAAAGAACAAGACTACAAACTACTAGCAGAACAAGCACTAATTAGAATCAAAGCTACCAAAGAACAGCTAAAGATTATACTAAAAGACCTGGAAAAACACATGAAGGAGTTAGAAAATGACATTTCCTAAACACACATACATTAGACCATGCAAAAGATGCAATAAAATATTCAACCCTTCAGGAAAATATACCAGACTTTGCAAGGATTGTAATCCACATTATGGATCACAATCCAACTCATACTCAAGAAGAATACCACCACACAGAGTAAGTAAATAGACAAGCTATATGCTCCTATTGAATTGTCTGTGTGTCATCAACTCTTTTTTTAAGGTTTGTTCATAGGAACTACCTATCACGTGCCTCACCAGGTATTCTTCTTGAGAACAAAAAGAATGACAAAAAGAACTTATGTGTGTCAGCATTTACAAATAGAAATGTTCGGTTGCTACCAAGAAGTCTATTGCAGATTATGTAAAGAGTTCTTATTCTCATTAGAAGAAATACAAATGGAGGAAATGAAACTTAATAAAGATGCAACGAGAAAGACAAAAACCCATGTTAAGAAGAATGTGTAGGAGGTGTGGAAGTATGTTCATGCCTGATGGTAGGTTCACAAAGTACTGCGATAGTTGCAATAGATGCGGTTGTTACTGGAGAGAGCGAAATACTATTAGAATTAACCAATAGAAACATTTAAATACTTACTTATTATAATAATATAATGAAAGAAACAATATGTAAACGCTGCGACCACAAATGGATCGTTAGAACAATGACACCAGTTCAATGTCCTAGATGTAAAAGTTATAAGTGGAATGAGAAGAAGGAGGTTAAACAATGAACAAGAACCCAGAGAGAGGAAAGTATATGGACGAGATCATGAGTAAGGTTTTCAACCCATTATACAAGACTGACTTAGAGAAGTACAAAGCTAAGCAGAAGAATATACTAAAGGAGATATTTGAAGAATGAGTACACTAACAATATTATTAATCATGGCTGTTGGATTAGTAATAATGTTTATTCCTTTCAGGAATATAATTGGATTCGTAAAAGAAAATTAAAATGAAAGAAGAACAACAAAAACTAACACCAGAAGAAATAAGAGGAGACCTTAGAAAGTTTAACCCCCAGTATAACACATTGGTCTGTGATGTTAATAGAGATTCACAATCTAACGAAAATACGAGGAAAAAAGAATGAATGAAGAAAAATTAATAGTAGAATTATTTGCAGGAACTAAATCTTGTTCTAAAGAAGCAGAGAAAGAAGGATATATAACTTGGACTACTGATATTAATCCTAAATTTAAATGTGATTTAACAGGAGATATTTTAACTCCAGAAGTTAAAAAAATAGTTTGGGAGAAAGTTAAAAAAGCATTTGGTGTTTGGATGTCTCCAGTTTGTACAACTTTAAGTATAGCTAGTGGAAATACTCATTGGACTGCTGACAAAAAACCAAAGACAGAGGAAGCAATTAAAGGTAAAGCTATGTTAGATTTTTGTTGGGAAGTTGCAGAATATTGTATTAAACATAACAAACTATTCTTCATAGAAAATCCAAGAGCAAGAGCAAGATGGTTTCTTCCAGAAGAATATAGAAAAACAGCTTGGTATTGTCAATATGGAGATTCAAGAGCAAAACCAACAGATATATGGACTAATTTAGATTGGACACCTAAGACTTGTAAGAATTTTAGAAAAGGAATGGTTAAAACTTGTCATCACGAATCTGCTCCAAGAGGATCAAAGACTGGAACGCAAGGATTAAAGGGAAATAAGGAGAGATCAGTTATTCCTCCAGCTTTATTCCATGAGATATTTAAAGTAATCTCTTCGTATAAGACAGTAGAGGTGAATAAAAAGTGAAAATTAGATTTTTTAATTGGGTTTTACAAATAAGATTAGGGAAATATAAATGTGGAGGTATTATTTGGAAATGAAAATATTAAATTTATACTCAGGAATCGGAGGAAATAGAAAACTTTGGGGAGATGAACATGAAGTTACAGCGATTGAAATTGATGAAGAAATTGCAGCAGTATACAAAGAATCATTTCCAAAAGATGTAGTTCTAGTAGAGGATGCACACCAATACCTCTTAGAACATTATAAAGAATTTGATTTCATTTGGAGTAGTCCTCCTTGCCCAACTCATTCAAGAATGAGACTGAACCATAAAAAGAAAGTTTATCCGAATATGAATTTATACCAAGAAATTATATTTTTAAAACATAGTTTTAAAGGATTATGGGTGGTAGAAAATGTAATCCCTTACTATGAACCTTTAATAGAACCAAGCCAAAAAATACAAAGGCATTGTTTTTGGTCAAATTTTGAGATAAATAATTTTGAAATTCAAGGTTGTAATGTTGGAAAAACAACAAAGGAAGCATTAGCTAAGCATCATTGTATTTCTATGCCAAATTGTAAGAACCAAAGATTATTATTAAGGAATTGTGTTAATCCAAAAATTGGATTACATGTTCTAAACAGTTCGTCTTCCCTAATTAAAACAGATAAGACAGTAGAGGTGAATAAAAGATGAAATCAGAAATTATAATAGGTATTGTCTTTTTTACATTCATAGTATTAATTGTATTAGGTTCAAATATTGGATGGTTTGATTCTTGTAGTGATAAAGGAACTTGTTATAATGGAGATTGTTCCACACATAATTATAATGCAGAAAACTGCCAAAATCAAATAAAATCTTATCAAAAACAGAATGAGATTGCTTTTGAATGTGAAGGTGTTTTAGTGGATTATATAAATAAAAATAATCTAACTTGCACAGATTCATTAATTGCTCATCCTTTAGATAGCCAAAGGTCTAAATATAAATGTTGTAAGACTTGTTACTTTATTAATGAAAGTGGCAATGATTATTCGGAGGAGATATGCAAAATAAAGAATTGAGTTCGTCTTCCCTAATAAAGTTGAAAGGATGTGGAAAAGAAGTTGAATGGGGATATTATGCAACTAAATATAAATGTGGAGAGATGGAAGATTTAAAACATAGTGACCATATTATTTTATGTGAAGATTGTTTAAAAGATTTAGAGGAGGCGAAGAAATGAAAACATTAAGAGATTTAGAAGATTGTGAAACTTGTAATAGAATATTAACAAGGGCAGAAAGGAAGATAGAGAATTTAATATCTAATATTGATGAACCATGCTTTTGTGGACTTGCTAGGTTTATAGAAGAAAAGAATAAGGAAATAAAAAGACTAAAAAAAGAATTGGAGAGTAAAAATTAAAATGGAATACTTTGATTATTTTGATGAACAAAGAATTATATCTGGAGAATGCTCTCCAGAAGACATACTTGATGAAAGAAGGAAAGAGAGAGAATTAGATTCAGAAACTAAAGAGGAGGCGAAAAAATGAACGAATTTATATGGGGGGTTTCAATAATAATAGTTATAATTACTTTAGGAGTAGCTTTGCCTTTATTAATTAAAAAGAAATGTTCCGAAAAGACAGTAGAGGTGAATAAAGATGAATGATGAATTGAATAAATTAACTTACAAAGATGCAACACATAAATTAGAATGTTCTCATCAATATAATAGACACAGCAGAGTAGAATATTCTATGCCTTGTATTATTTTAAAGAAAATACCAAATAATAGATTGAAAGTTTTAGTCTTTGGAGATAGGAGAATTAAACAAGAGTTTTGTAATGGAAAGAAAGGAATAAGGTATGTTGATAGTTCAAGAGTTTCGCCTTCCCTAATAAAAACGCAAGAAGAAGAGTTACCTGTAACTATTTGCCCTTTAGATTCAGCTTTACACTCAAATCAGAAGAAGGGAGGAAAAGAAAATGAATAAATGTAATAAAAGAATGGATGACTTTGATTACGATTATGAAAGAGGAAGATGTATTCAATGTAAAGAAAGAATAGCCATAAAAACAGGAATAATCGTTGGTTTAATCTTTTTATTAATTGCTATACCTATTGGTTTTGTTCAATATAATTATGAACTTGATAAATGTACAAAATTAAAAGTATCTGAAACAAATTATGGATTTACAAACACAATTGAAGTTAGTGCAAATTATAATGAAGAATGTTACCGTTTAAGAAATCATCCTTTAGTTATCCTTGAATATCTGATGTTACTTCCTTTAATGGCTTGTGCATTTTTAGGAGTAATTGGTTATATGATAAGAAGATTTAGATAAACTTCGCACTTCATATCATAGTCGCAAGACAGCGAGGGACGATGCTGTGGTACGCATACAGGAGAGTTAGGGGGGGTTAGCCCCTGAGGGCTCCGCTAACAAATGCAGGTTCGAATCCTGCCCCTCGCTTAGTAACAGTTCGGCTGACTAATAAGGCGAAAGCTAAAGTCCTCCAAAAGTAGGCTGACACCCCGGAAAGACGGGGAACTAGGGAGAGTATGTTACGACGAGTATGACTCTCCCTTTCATACTCACTTGGGCTAAGGCTAAATGTCCAACAAAGCCAGAAGGATAGTCGTTCGGAGACACCGATTAAAAAACAGAATCCTTATCAAAAGTCCTCTGTGGTGAGCAGAGGCATTATAATCAAAATGAAAAACAAAACAATGGACGAAGAATACGGAGACGGAACAGATCACATAGTCTGTGAGAAGTGTGGAATGTGTAAGACTTGTAAAGATTGTAAATGTGCAGAAACTAACAAGGAGGTAAAAACAAAATGAATAAACTAAACAAAATATTATCAAAGAGTGAAATTGATGTCTTAGTAAAAGAAGGTAAAGCAGAATATAAAGGTTGGAAAGACAAAAGATATGAACTTGCCTATATTGGAGAATCAATATACTGGAATCATACAATTCAATATGGAATGAGATTTTATTATCATATTGGTAAAAGAGATAGAGAAATGGAGGTAAAAACAAATGAGAAGTAAAATAGAAGGATTATTGGCTGAGAAAGTCTTTTATGCTTTACACTTAAAGGACAAGAACTCTATTGATTATACTTACCAACAGTATGTAGATTATGTAGAAAAGTTTGTAGGAGACAGAAAAGATATAAAAGAATGGTCTAAAATTCAAAGTGAGTATGCTAAGTGGAAAATAAACAACGAGGATTACTTTGTTGAATAGTAAAACTTAATATAACTACAAAGGAGGATTAAACACAATGTCAACACTAAAAGAAGAAGCACAGGCATATAAGCCAAAGATAACTCTAAACATAACCGACTTAGATAGGGTTGATCTTTCATTTCCTATTGAAGATAGGGAAGGAACTAACAACGAAGGAGAGACTTTTAAGTATAGAGTTTTAGTTGTAAATGAATTAGAGTATAGAGTTCCAACAACTGTAATAGAAGAAATACAAAAGATGCTAAATCTTAAACCAGATTTAAAGTTTGTTCAAGTAACAAAATCAGGTTCAGGTTTAGCAACTAGGTACTCTGTTAGAGCTAGGGATTAACTTTCCATAAATTCAAACCTTATTTTTTAACTTGCCCCAATGTTGTGGGGTTTTTCTTTCTTAAACAACAAATTTTATAAAGTTCAACTTCCTTAAATTGTAACGGAGTAACAATGAAAATATTAGTTTCTTTAATCTGTGCAGTTTTAATTCTAGGAGGAATACTAATTTATAGTTATGAAAAACCAGTTCCACATAGAAGTATCTGCGACGAACAACCAACGTTTGGATTACCTTATACATTTGAATCAATACCTCAAGCAGAGTTTTATATTGAACAAAGAGCTATAACTTTAGAGGGTTGTGATTAATGGGTCAAGCAGAGAGACAAGCTAGGAGAGCTGCAAGAAGAGGAACAGCAACTACTTCGTTAACTTCTTCACAACAATCTGCTTATTCTGGAATAGTTAAAACTGCACAATCAACAGGAACTTCTTCTTTATCTTCTCCAACAACTGGAGCAGTTAGTTCTTCAGGTCAAGTACAAACAACTTCTTCTACATTAGTTTCTGCTGCTACTTCTGGTGGTAGTTCAGGAGGATCAAGTGGAAGAAGTACAATCTCAACACCTACAACTCCAGTTAACTCTGCAACACAAACAACAGTTACAACAACAGTAAACAAATCTGGAGGAGTTTCACAAGCTGGAGTAATCTATCATGGAAATGCAGTTGTACCAAATCAAGGAGGACTAACAGCTAACCAATTACAGGCTGCAGCATTAAGAGATGCAAAAAAACAATATGGTTCTGGTGTTCAGCGAGGAGGATTTAGTGCTACTTATACACAGACTACAACTACTCCAGGTCCAACTAATAGAGAATCTAATAGACAAGCAGAAGCAAGAGCTATTAGAGAAGAAGTAAAACCATATACTCCAGCAAACACAGGTAGAAATGTTAATAGTATTTCAATCTATGATCCAATATATAATCCTAAACCATATACTCCAAAGAAAGGATTTGGTAGAAAAATATTAGATATTCCTTCAAACATACTTGGAAATATAAGAGAAGCTTCTGCAAGACAAAGTTCTCTTACAGGTGCAGAAACCTTTTTCGGTCAAGGTAATGTAGCTTCTGTTAGTGGAAGAGATATAGTTGGAACTTCTCAAGTATCTCAAAAGTTGCAATTAACAGAAGACATTTCTAGAAATATTTCTAATATAGATACCAGTATAAACAGATTATCGGCAGGAAAAGTTAATGAACAAAATCAATTTACAGGAACACAAGAGGAGTATTCAAAATTAGAAGGTTTATATTCTCAAAGAGAAACTTTAGGAAAGAACTATGAAACAGTTTCTACAATAAACATTGGTGGTAGAACTAGAGATGTTATGGAATTTGGAGGATTGAATAAGAATATTATATCTAGTATTTCTTCTGGAGTAAGTTTAGGTGGTGCAGTTATAGGAGGAGGAGTTGGTAGTGCTACAACTTCAACATTAAGATATGCTGGTGTTAAACCAGAAAGAAGTTACAATATAGGAACGGGTGTTGGTAGAGGAACTGAAGCATTTGTTAACACAGGTAAATATCTAATTCCAGGAGGAGGATTATTCTTTGCAACAGACATTGGAGGTTATAGTGTAGATGTTGCACAGACTAAATTAAAGGGAGAGAAATTAACTAAGGAACAAAAGACTGAAGGTATTTGGTTAGGGGCTACTGCAGCAACAATGGGAGTTCTAAAGTTTGCACCTAAACTTGGAGGGATTGGTAAAGGAGGAAAAAGTATTAATCCTAAAACTGCAGGATTAATATCTGCTGGTACTTACGGAATAGTTGGTGCTACTGGATTAGGATTAGGAGCATTAAGTTATTCTCAAACACTCAAAACTACTGGTGATAAATCTGCAGCTATTGGAGCTGGAGTTGGTACAAGTATCTCTATACTAGGAGCTGGTTTTGGTTCTAAAGTTTCTGAAGTATCTCTATTTGGAAAGAGATCTAAAAAGATAGAACCTACTTTAGCTTTAGAAGAAAGCATTACTGACTATACAAGACAGAGAGCAACTCTTTTATTAAAAGACGAGAAAGGAAAGAAATATTATTTAGGTAAAACAAAGAGTGGAGAAGCTATATCCTTTGGTGGTAAGATAGATGCAGGAGAAACTCCAAAACAAGCAGCCCTTAGAGAACTAAAAGAAGAAACAGGATTGGGTAGTAAAGATATAACTGGATTAAAATATTTAGATAGAGTAGTTTCTCCAGAGGAAACAAACTTTGTTTATACTGCTAGTTTAAAGAAGGGTTCAAAGATTAATCCTATGTCTGATGTTAAAAGCGTGATTAGCATTAGTCCTAAAAACTTATTTATTAAAGGTTCAACAGGGCAGAGTTCTAGGAATCCAATATCCATACTAACAAATAAAGGAAGAA